GATATATCTGTTCCAAATTTCTGAAATTAAATCAAAGGTTCATGATGTCTATGAAGAAAGTCCAGATAAGGTTTTTGAAACGCCTATTGAATTAGACTGTTTAGTAAAATATAACGGGCAAGAAATAAAAACTGATAGGTTTGGATCCGAAGAGTACTATACGATCGAGGCTTATGTCCAGTCTAGAGATCTTCTTGACAAAGGTATAGAGATACTTGAGGGTGACTTCTTTTCTTACGGCGATACGTTTTTTGAGATCATTAAAGCACCAATTTCTGCTACACTTATGGGACAAATTGAACACAAAAGATATATCACAATTACAGGTAGACAATCAAGAAAAGATCAATTTTTGCAAAAAATATTTGGTCCAACTTCTGAAAGCTATACAGATGACGATGCTGTTCAGGAGACTTTTGTCCAACAGCGTGGTTTTAAAGAAAATAGTGAAGGCCCAACTGCTGATGTAAGAGACTTAAGAAAGAATGGTGTGCTTGATGAACCTATCACGGGCCCAAAAGAAGTTTCTCCTAAAGGCGATTCCACTAGCGCAGGATCATCTTTTTATGACGATGAGTAAAAAATGAAAACAGAACCTTTAAAAAAGATAAAAATAAAAGATTTTGATGGTGATAATGTTCCAGAGAATTTTGATTTCCCGTCAATTGGCATAGAAAACATAGACAGAGCTGTTTTTGAGCTGTTTGACAAGCAGCTTAGCTTTGAAACTGAGTCACAAGGAAAAATTAGATCTGTGCCTGTTATCTTTGCAACAGGAGAGAGGTTCGCACTTACAAGAAGGAAGAAAGCGATAAGAGACAAAAACAATACAAATATCTTACCTTTGATATCAATTGTTAGAGAAAATATGGATATTAGTCCTGGCCAGTCTGGAAAAGGTACAGCTATATCTTTTAGGGCACAACCTGGATATTATATTAAAAAACGCTTATCTGACAAAGATAGAGAATTTCAGAATCTAATAAACAAAGATGGAATTAAAAACCAAGACAACGTAACAAGTGAAAAAAACTTTATTGACACTTCATCAAAGACAGGAGTTGAACCGGGGAATACTTCATCAAGAAGAGAAAAGAAAAATTTAAAATTTTCTGCTGTTTCCTCTGTATCCATCAATAATGACAATATAAATACAAATATTTTTGAGTTTATTTCTACACCCTATCCGTACTTTATTACACTAACTTATAATATTACTTTTTGGTGTCAGTATATGCAGCAAGGTAATGACATGATAGAGTATTTCTTAACAAAAATTGATGTACCGGGTGGGGAATTTGCGATTAAAACAAAAGAAGGATATGAGTTGGTTGCATTTGTTGGCGACAATATCACTTTTAACAATAATTTTGATAGCATGACTGATGATGAAAGAATTATCAAGTATAGTACAACATTAACTGTTCCAGGATATATCATTAATCCTAAGGCACCCGGCTTAAGTTCAATGCTTAGAAGTTATTACTCAGCACCCCAGATTAATTTTGGATACTACCAAGCGTCAGGAAATATTGTCAAAGATTCTGAAACTGAGACGAAAAAAGAAAAACTAAACAAACATATATTGTCTGATATCAACAGTAAGAATCAAGTTGAAAGAGATAAGTATGATGGCAGTGAAAATGTTGAGATTTATGTTCAGAATCCATTTAATCAAAATGTTGAAAAAGAATATTTGAAGGTTAAAAATGTTAACACTAGATCAGGAGAGTCTATTATATCCCCTGGTATTATAAAAGAAATTGATCGACAATTTGAATAATTTAAAAATACAATTAAAAGATAATTAAAGTACATAGTGATACTTATACTACGTGAAATTAGGAGAATTTAATGACAGAGCAAACTTTTAGATCTCCGGGTTTTTTTGAAAGAGAAGTAGATTTAACTCAGAGAACTGTAGAAATAGAAGGAATCCCTGCTGGGATAATAGGAACTTCTACGCATGGGCCTGCATTTGTTCCAGTAACTCTAGGATCGTATAGCGATTTTGAGAGAAAATTTGGATCATTAAGTAAAGATAAGTTTGGTCCTTATGCTGTAAAAGAATGGCTTAAGAATCGATCATCTGTAACTTACATACGAGTTTTAGGCGCAGGTGCAGCCAACTCGACAGATGATGTATTAGAAACAGAAACTAGCGGAATTGTAAAAAATGCTGGATTTGTAATTAAGGGCACACCTGCAGATGCACAGCCTACAAGTCCTGTGCCAAGTGAAAAAAGACATGCCGGGTCTGTGCAGTTTTTAACTGCTGTCCATTCAGTTACAGCTAATGAACAAGTTGGGTACCCTATTTTTTCTGACAATCAATCATATGACACAACTGGGAACATAAGACTAGTTAGAGCAATGATATATACGTCAGTTGACACTAGAATCCAACTTTTAAATCATGATGAAGAATACAGTTCTTCAAATGTAAGTGATGATATTGCAAACATATCAGACTATACAGGAACAAACTTGGATGGTACTTTTAAACTTGTCATATCTAGTTCTCAAGGATCCAGTTATTCTAACGACGAAGGCAATGCAGGAATAAAAATATACACAGCATCGCTCAACCCAGAAAACGATCATTACATTGGAAACTTTTTAAATAACTCACCAGAAAATTTTCAAAGTACAGGTCACTTACTTTACGCAGATTTTCCAGTTGAAGATCAATTGGCAAGAGTAACTTACGACGGAAGTTCAGGAACTGTGGGAATCCTTTCAGGATCTGATAGCGTTAGTTCTGTTTCTTCTCTAGAATTTAGAGACTTGTTTGGAAGGTTTGATACGCGTTATACAACAGCTAAAACTACACCTTTTATTTCGCAACCCTTTGGATCAAAAGAATACGATCTTTTTCACTTTGAAGCATTAGACGACGGAGAAGTAGGAAATAAAAGAGTTAAAGTATCAATTAGCAATTTAAGAAAATCAACAAATCCAAAAGTTAAATTTGGTACCTTTAATGTTTTAATTAGAGACGTTAACGATTCTGATACAAATCTTAAAGTTTTGGAACAATTTTCTAATTGCACACTTGACCCTAGATCAGAAGACTACATTGCAAATAAAGTTGGTGATATGAAAGTATACTTTAACTTTAATGCAGCAACAGAATCTGAAAGAAGATTAAATGTTGCCGGAAAAAGACCTAATCAATCTAGATATGTAAGAATTGTGATGAATGATGCTGTTGAAAATCGTAAGGTTCCTGAGGACGCATTGCCGTTTGGCTTTAGAGGCATTCCTGTTTTAAAAATGAACAATAACCTTACTGATAACGATACGGTTCTTGAAGGTGGTACATTAGTCTCTAGATTAGCAAGCGTAGGTACAGGATTATCTAATTATCATCTAACTGGTTCTATCTTGCCCCCACTTCCTTTTAGATTTAAATCTACAAGAGGTGCTGTTAAATCATCTTCACCTGATTTTATAGGAGAAGCAGGAAGCTTAGAAATTGCTGATAAACGCTACTTTTGGGGTGTTAAATCAGAAGTAGTCGGATCTAATGCATTACAACCTAACGCTTCAGCAAAAAAGAACAATCTAGTAGAAGGTTATTCTAAATTTTTAGGAATCGGTAAGTTAGATGCGCTAGTTTCAGATCAAGAAGCAGACGAGCTAAACAATAACAAATTTACTTTGGCAAGAGTTGCTTTGAGTGGGTCAATACCTACCAGTTCAAATATTGAGAGTGAAATTGCCAGTGTTATTACCGAGTCTTCTGACGAACACGTAAGAGATGCAGTATATATTAGAAACGGTAATTTAGAGACAAAAAATTATACAATTAAAGATTCAATCAGTAACGATCAACGAGTAACATTTGCAACGTTAGCTGCCGCTAGAAGCGCTAAATACTTTAATAAGTTTTCCCAGTATGCAAAGTTTACAAATATTATGCACGGTGGGTTTGACGGAATCAACATTCTTGATCCGGATGCACAGTTAATGAACGACAAAGCTTCGTCAGTTTCAGCTGGAGGGCTAGCTGCAGGAGATGCTAACGGTTATAAAGGGTTAGACTCATCGTCAAGCCCGGGTACAGGAAAAGATAATAGTACAGTTAGTTCGTATAGAACAGCTGCTAAGATCATTACTGATCCATTTGCATCTAGAGTTAATATTGTTGCCTTACCTGGAATCAAAGAACCATTTGTTACAGATTATGTTTCAGACTTAACACGTGAATACAGTAAAGCAATATACTTAATGGATATTCCTGCTTTTGATGACGCTTCAAACAGAGTTTTTGATAGCTCAGTCTTACCTAGTGTTACAGAGACAATTGATCAATTTGATGGGAGGGCAATCGACAATAACTACGTTGCGACTTATTTCCCGGACATGATTTTTAAAGATGAAGAAAACAACATTAATGTTGAATTGCCTGCTTCGATAGCATCACTTAAGGCGCTAGGATATAATGACTCTATAGCTTACCCTTGGTTTGCGCCGGCAGGATTTAACAGAGGCGCACTTAATAATGCTGTTAATTCTAGCCTGAGGCTTAATGCAGAAGATAGAAACAATCTTTATGAAGCAAGAATTAATCCTATTGCAAACTTTCCAAACGGAGGCTTTGTAATATTTGGTCAAAAAACATTACAGCAAGATCGATCATCTTTGGATAGAGTTAATGTCAGAAGAATGCTTCTAGAAGTAAAAAGAATTGTGTCAGATGTAGCAAATAATCTTATATTTGAACAAAACACGCCTCAAACAAGAGCTAGATTTGTGGCTGAAGTAACTCCAGCACTATCAACAATTCAAGCACAACAAGGTGTTGATCAGTTTCAAGTTGTTATGGATTCTTCAAATAACTCAAATGAAGATATTCAAACAAACAGACTTAACGGAAAAATCGTATTGGTTCCTACTAGAGCAATTGAGTTTATTGCTGTTGACTTTATTATTACTAATTCTGGTGTAAGTTTTAATTAAATAAATTAATGGAGAAAATTTTATGGGTGAATTAACTTTTAAATCAGCGGGTGTAAAGACAAGAGAAATTGATCTATCACAACCTAGACGATCTGGGCCGGTTGGAATTCCTGCAGGAATAATTGGTACTTCTTTATCAGGTCCTGCTTTTGTACCTTTGACATTTGCAAACTATTCAGACTTTACTACAACTTTCGGAAGATCAGATGGAGAAAAGTTTGGACCACTTGCTGTTAATCAGTGGTTGTCAAATGCACAATCAGTGACCTTTTTAAGAGTACTTGGTGCAGGTGACGGTCTCCAAAGATCTGCCTCGACAGGTAAAGTAAATAACGCTGGATTTGTTGTTGGTAATAGAATATCTCAAGACAATGGAGAGGAAGGCAATAATCCGTTTGCTTCAGCGGGATCTGGTGATACTGAGGGGCGAACTTATTTCTTAGGTTGCTTCATGTCAGAATCAGCAGGAAGCACTGTGTTTAGTAGTGCTGGTCTCCAATCAGCCGGCTCTGACAAGGCTGCGACTATTTTGAGAGGCGTGCTATTAGCGCCTAGTGGCGTTATTTTGCACTTAAGCGGTAACAATATGCCAGAAGCTGGTGCGCCATCTAAGTCAGATACAGCCAACACAAATAAAAAAGGAGCCACAACAGGATCAGTCAACATTTCGTCGCAAGAGTTTGTGATGTTAATGAACGGTTACAGTAATAGTAATACATCAAAAAAGACTGCAATTACTGCTTCTTTTGATATGACTAGTCCAAATTATTTTGCAAACGTATTCAATACTGATCCTTTAAGAATTGAAGATGAAGGACACTTATTGTATAGTCACTATGATGTATATCCTGAAATGGCTGTTTTAACCGGTTCTGGCGTTGTCACGCCTTCTAGTGATGATGAAGTTCAAGATGCTGCATTACTACTAACACCTGCCGCGGATAGAAACACAGGGTCGTCGACTTCACCTAACTACGAAGACTTTGAGGATAGATTTTCTCATGCTAAAACTCCGTTTGTGATGTCACAAAAAGCATTAGATACAAATCTATTTAGAATACATCTTCTATCAGACGGTGAAGCAGTTGCAGATAAATTTAAATTTTCAATCGAAAACATTAGAAGATCATCATCAGAGGTTGACAGATATGGAACTTTTGATTTAGTTGTAAGGGACTTTAGCGACACAGACGAGGATCAAATTGTACTTGAATCTTTCAGAGGTTTAAGCCTTAACCCGTCCTCAGACAGATATATTGCTAGAGTAGTTGGAGATCAACACGTTTATTATAATTTTGATGTTTCAAAATCAAGCCAAAAAATTATAGTTAAGGGAAGTTATCCCGTTAATTCTAGATATATTAGAGTTGAAGTATCTGATGAAGTTGCAAGAGGTCAATCTGGAGTTGATGCATCTGCTTTACCAGTTGGATTTAGAGGGCCTGGGCATACAGTTACTAGTGGTAACATTATGAGTAACGCAGACGGAGGTCTTTATTCTGACACGGACGCAATGAAAGCAATCGTTGAGCCACCTATACCTTTTAGAGAATCAATTGCGATTGGCACAGGAATTAGAAAAAGATTAGAAAGTAGATTTTACTGGGGAATTCAAACAACTAGAAAAACAGATCCGACACAACCTAACTTGACAGGATTGAAGGAAGAAACATTCAAATCTTACGTTAAGCATTTTCCTTCTCATAGACTAGATGTTCTAAACTTTTTTGTAGAAAACAATGCAGGTGAAGCAGATGTTGATGGAAGCATCTTAGACAGTGATAGGTTTAATAATAATGCTTTTACTCTCGAAAATATCCTAGTTAAAACTGGATCTGATGGAAAGGCTGATGTTGAAGAATGGCACAACGCTGTATATTACAGACAAGGATCTGATCAGTTTGCATCTGCTCCTGATGACACTAGATCTTTTAAGATATCAGATTTAGATAAAACAGGAAATATTAAGTTTGCTAAATTTACTTTAATTGCCCAAGGTGGATTTAACGGCACTAATGTATTCAATAGAGAAAGAAAAGACTTGACGTCAACAGCAGTAAGAATGGAAATGACAGATACACTCTCACTAGCTGGTGTAAACGACAATACAGTTGCTTCTTATAGAAAAGCTATAGATGTGATGGCTTCAAAAACTGATGTTGATATTCAATTGCTAGCGACACCAGGAATAAGACACCCAGCAGTAACAGACTACGCAATTCAAAAAATTGAAGATAGATTTGACGCGATGTACATCATGGACATCGAGGAAGTTGATCAGTTCAATTCTTATATTACAGGATCAGTTCAAAAGCCTCATGTATCAAATACAGTTTCAGACTTTATTGGTAGGTCAATGGATACATCTTTTGCAGCTGCTTATTTTCCTGACGTCGTAATAAAAGATCCTGACACTGGTACATTAGTTCAGGTACCACCTTCAGTTTCAGTTTTGGGAGCATATTCTCTCAATGATAGAGTTGCACACCCATGGTATGCACCGGCAGGATTTACAAGAGGCGCGCTTAACACTGTTGAGATGGCATCAGTCAGACTTAACAGAACAAATCTAGACGATCTTTACGAAGCTGACATCAATCCTATCGCAGAATTTCCTGGGATCGGGATAACAATTTGGGGCCAGAAAACACTACAAGCAGCTAACTCTGCACTGGATAGAATTAACGTAAGAAGACTATTAATTGACGTTAGACGTAAAGTTAAAAATATTGCTAATACTCTTTTGTTTGAACCTAACAGAGAAGAAACATTGGAAAAGTTTTCCGCTTTAGTTAACCCAATTCTACAAAGAGTGCAAGAGCAGTCTGGTGTTGATAGATATAAGGCAGTTATTGATACAACCACAACAACTCAAATAGATGTTGAGAACAACACGATTCGAGGAAAAATATACTTGCAACCAACAAGATCAGTAGAATTTGTCGCATTAGATTTTGTTGTTACAAATGCAGGTTCAAATATCTAATTGCTAGATATATATAATTATAAAAGGAGAAAAAAATGGCAGAGACCTTATCAGTTACAGATATGCTACCAAACAAGTTTGAACCTAAAAGAGGATATAGATGGGTTCTTGCTGTTGAAGGTATTGACTCATTCTTAGTACAAACAACTAAAAGGCCAGATGCATCAATTGGTCAAACTGAAATTAAGTACATCAATTCTTATAGAAAGATCTCTAACGGAAAAGTTGTTTGGTCCGATATAACGCTAGACTTACACGATCCTATCGCACCTTCAGGCGCGCAACAAGTAATGGAATGGATTAGAACACACATGGAATCTGTATCAGGTCGTGCTGGTTACGCCGATTTCTACAAAAGAGACATTCAGTTAAAGATGTTAGATCCAATTGGTACAGTTGTTGAACTTTGGGACATTAAAGGCGCTTTTATCACTAGTGCAAACTTCGGTTCATTAAGCTATGCTAGCGATGATATCATGAAAATATCTTTAACACTTGCTGTTGACAATTGTATACTCCAGTTTTAATTTAAATTATATTTAATTAAACAATCCAATTAAGCTTCTGTATAATTTACAGAAGCTTTTTTATGCTCGGGAGAATATATGCTTAATCCGAATAGTCAAAACAATGTTTTGAAAGATGATTTTAACTGGGAAATTCCTTTTGAAACTGTGCCGCTGCCTTCCAAAGGGGTCGTATATGATCCTAACACTTCACTTTTTAATAAAGACAGTATCAGAATTAAAGCAATGACCGCACGTGAAGAAGATATTTTGACTAGTCAGGCACTCTTAAAAGAAGGCACTGTTATAGAAAACTTAATTAGATCTTGTGTCACGGATCAGTCATTTGACGTTAATGATTTAATATCTGGTGACAGAAATGCACTTTTAGTCTCTATTAGAATAACCGGTTACGGAAGCGACTATAAAATGCAGCATAATTGTGCTAATTGCGGCCATAAAAATGAAGTTATTGCGCAACTATCAGAATTGTCAATTAAAAGACTAAAAGAAAATCCAGTAGAAAATGGAAAAAATTTATTTAAGTTTGTGTTACCTGTAACAAAAAAGACGGTTGAATACAAATTTATGACAGGTCACGATGAAAAAGAATTGGAATTTACCAATAAAAGAAAAGAATCACTAGGTATACAAAAAGATGGTGCAATAACTTCTTTTTTAGAAAATTCAATCGTTTCAATAGACGGAATTACTGATCAACTAAAAATTAAACATTTTATTAATAACATGCCTGCACTTGATTCAAGAAAATTAAGACTGCATATTAAAGAAAATGAACCGGGTATAGACATGAACTGGGAGTATACCTGTAAAAATTGCAAAAGCGATAATACGTTAAACCTTCCAGTCACCAGTGAGTTTTTTTGGCCCACTACATAACTGGCGCGAAACGATTCTAGAAGAATTTTTTCTGCTCCAGCTCCACCTCAACATGTCCCACTCAGAGGTTAGTAACTTACCAATTAGATATAGACATTGGTATCTGTCCAGACTTGCGAAGCATTTACAGCAAAAAAATGAGCTTTATGATAAAACAAAGCCACGAAGTGATAATAATAGTTCTGATCATGAAAAGTTTAAAGAGTTTGAGTCTCAAATAAATAATAAACTTAATTAACAGAATAGTTATTATCACAACATAGGAATAATTTATGGGTGATATAAAAGTTTTTACAATGTCTGAGGCTGATTTTACTAGACTGGTAGAATCTTCTAGCGCTCAAGACACTGATTCACAGGTTGATTTTAATAGATCAACGGCACCTCAATCAAGATCCATCAGTGGCGGATCATCATCAGGAGTAAAAGCAAGTGATTCTGGCGGGTTTATAGATTCAATTACTGGGTTTATAGGTGGGGCGTCTGAAGCTATTAGTTCAGAATTTATTACTGCTGTAAAACTAGCTTATACAATCACAGAAGAAAATAATAAAAAAATAAAAGACATTACTGACAATCAGCTTAAATACTTTTTTGATGCTCGTAAAAATCTAGGAAATATTTCTGTTGATATGGAGACAGGTGTTGTAAACATGACAGGCAACACTGCACAGATTGTTGAACAATACGAAAGTATACTTAAGTCTGCTTCTAATTCATTATTAGAGGCGGGAGAAGATGCTCTCCAGTTTTCAGAAGGTTACGGTGAAAGTCTAGACCCGCTATATAATTTCTTTGAAAATGCAACTGCAGCTGCTGATAAATTTTCTAGAATTATGTCAGCAGTAGGATCTGATACGCCTCAGGTCATTAAACAGCTTGAAGAAGCGGAGTCAAAAAGAATTTTGTTCTTTTCTCAAACACTTGATATCACAGAAGGCGATATTGCAAACTTACTCAAAAGGCAATATGCGTATACGGGGGAAGCTTCTGATGAAATTATTGGTCAAATTGGTACAACAGCAAAGGCACTTTCAGAGGCAACAGGTGTTTCAGCAAATCAAGTAAAGGAAGGGATACTTGCGATCACAGCTGACGTTGATAAATTTGGTAATATTGGTGTTGACGCTGCTGGACGAATTTCTACGTCGTTAAGTTTATTGGGTGTCGACTTTTCTAGTTTTAATTCTTTAACAGACCAGTTTATGAATTTTGATAGTGCAGCCAATAAAATGGGAGAACTCTCTACTTTGTTTGGGATTCAGATGGATGCAATGGAAATGACTTACCTAGCTAATGAAGATCAAGAAGAGTTTTTGTTTAGAATGCGTGAAGAAATCATGGATGCAGGTATAGACGTAGAAAACATGTCAAACACACGAGCCCGAGCTCTAGCTTCTCAATTAAGCATGTCAGTGACAGAAATGAAAACATTCTTAAGAGAAGGCGAAATGACTGTTGGTCAAGAAGGATTAGAGTCTGCAACAACTAGTGCTGCTTCAATGGATGCATTAACTGTTGCCGGCCGAGACTTTGGTGATGAGTTTGCAAGAACAGCACAAACTGCTGAAGAAGCATTCAAAGAAAAATTTATTCCAGGCGCAGTTGAGGCTAGAAGTGAGCTATTTAGAATGGCACGTCAAGCGGAAGCAACACGAGGAGAAATTCAAAAAATAGCGATACCTGAGTCTGCTAACGCTATGAGGGCACAGACAACCAGTATAAAGGCAGAAGTAGAAGCTAGTTACACGCTTATGGCAAACAAGACAGTTTCAACAATGCAAGGTGGTTTTGATGCTATGTCAAATTATATCGTTGAAAAATCGTCTGGGCTTCTAACTAAACTGGAAGAAGAGGGAAGAAAAAAAGTTAACGATCTTTACGAAAGCAGTGGTCTCAATAGAGAAGGGTTTGAGATCACTCATACGTCGCCTGATCTTATTACTATTCTCGACAATCAAAACTTAATCGATATTAAACAGGCTTCTCAAATATCAGATTTAGAAGTTGCATTGGTTGATGCCGCTGTTGATACAAAAAGAATTGATAAGATTCTTGCTGCCTTAGAAAGTAATCAAAAGGTTGAATTAAAAATTGACCTGGACGGAGACACGATTGCTGACAAAACCTACGCTGTGTTTTTGAGAGACGGTAAGACAGTATCAGTTAACACACTTTAAGGTAACGGAGATCTGATGGAAGAATTAATTAAAAAAGAGATATATAAATTTATCGCAACACAAGATATGACAAAAGATGAAATTAAAATAATAGATACTTATGTATTAGAACTTTTAGAAAATTTAACGCCGATGATAAAACTATGCGAAACCTTAGACAACAAAGATGTTTCTAGTAATATTGCAAAGTTAATACTTGATAACATGGGAGAATAGTTTTGGCAAGAGAAAAATTAAAAGACTTTTTAAGTCAAAAAGGATCAACAGCTACTTCTTTAACATTTATACCCGATGGAAGCAAAGATGACGGCCTGGGCGTCGACGTTGGCACAGGAGAACCGCTTCTAGATCTCAATGATGATATTAAAGGCTTGTTAGGAGACTATGTTAGGTTTATCATGGAAGACGCTGGAAATGAAAATTTACCTAATCCAGGAAACGAAAAAGCATCATCAAGCAACAAAGGTGATCATTTAGTGTTACCTGAACTACAAGGTTTTGAAAAAGTATTTATCGAGCAAGGCACTATCCTCAAAGGTAAGCTAAATGAGTACAGTAACAGTGGTAAATTTGACAATCTAGACACTTTAATTGATAAGGTTGGTGGAAACTTTAGCAATACAGAAAAGTTAAAAGAAATACAAGGACGTGATCTTGGCAAGCACGGTAACACCTTGGCAAATCCTGAGGGTGAAGACAATGAAATTATTAAGTCTTCGCAAAGAATGTTTTTAAAAAATAATAGATTTGCAAACGTTGGTAGTGACACAAATACTAGTTTTACTGTCAAACCCCAAAATCCTAACGTATTTGAGTCAGGCGACAAAGAAGACAATCGTGGTACCATAGCACTCCAAAAAGAATATGGTAGTTACAATAAGAACGATCACATTACAGATATAGACAGTTTGAAGTCGATAGGTGCTTCTTTGCTACTCAAAGCATCAGGTTTTGCCGGTGGTGATACACCTGGTGAAAGTCAAGAAGTAAACGAAATAGCAGAAACAATTAATGATCTGACATCAAGAAACTTTAATATTACATCAGGGTTTTCGAAAATTAAGATATCTTCTATTGCTGCAAAAAATGCGAAAGGATTTCCCGAGACTGAGTCGGGTGATTCTGTAAGGGATGGAAAAGGCAGTTCAATTGAAATTGATCCGAGTGCACAAAACGCTAGTAGCTACGGATCGACATACAATTCAGATTTTAAGTATTATAATAGCAATATAAGGCTTCATAAAATACAGGCAGCTATTGCTATGATTGCTGTTAAAAACATAGGTAAAACTTTTTATGAAACTCTAATTAACAACTTAAGAGAAGTTGACAAAGTTAATATTGTTTCAACAGGTGAGAGTTACATTACAGAGAATCCTTCTGGTGATTTATTAGGATATGTCTATAGTTACTCAAAAGGTCTCAATTCTTTAAAAATAGACAACAATGTTTTTAAAAAATTAATTACTGATACGACTCATCCGTACGGTTCAGCTGTTGATAGAGGTCTGGAGATTGTATTTGGAATCCCAATTAACAGCAACGATTTAAATGCAGTTGTTAACAACACTATGATATCACAAAGCCCGGGTTTTTGGGTGGCTGTTGCGAGATCTATTTTAAAATCGCTAGATAATGTATACACAAATTATGAAAGTTTGTCTGGCGTTGGAGACTTATCTTATGATGAATTATTTTTAGTCTATAAAGATATCGTTGAGTCTAATAAGTTTATTAAGTTTTTTAATGTAATGGCAGTAATTGGTGACATTAGTTTAAGTGCAAACAATGGCTTAAAAAATGAAGAAACAATAAATAGAATTAGAGACGTTGATTCAATTCCTGATAATACAGCTATCCCAGGCAAGAGTAGAAAGAAAAACGGAAGATATAAAGAAGAGCTATCATGGAGTCAAGATGCATCTCCG